GCAGGAGTCATTGACATATATTTTTTCTAATGAGACAAAAAAGTTATTGACTAAATTTGATGAAAACATTATAATTAAAGATGGACAGCATCCACACTTACTCAGGATGTTTTTGCGTAAAGAAATAAGCATTGAAACCCTGATCATACTGAATGACATCTTCAACTTTTTTCCATATTGGAACAAGAAAATTGAAGACACCATTATTTGGCCAGGCATATATAATAAGTGTCTGAAGTATAAACCATTCGTACAGTATAACGTTTTCAAATGTAAGAAGGCATTGAAAGAAACGTTCAGTTGAATTGAGGAGACTTGAATGAAATTTTTAGGTATTCGTAACGGTCATGATTGTAACATTGCATATTCAGACGGCATCAAGGTTCGCTATGCCAAAATTGAACGCAATGTCCAAAAGAAGCACTACAACACCGCATCCATCAAGGGTGGCGATGTAGAAAAGAAGGATGATGTTCCAGAGTTACTTCAGCATGCCAAAGACATTTTTGGTATTGACCTACAGGAACTTGATGGCATCTGTATTTCAAATGATCCAGGACTTCATAAGTTGGATCGTGAAGTTCAAATCAATGAGAACTACTTTGAAATCGACAAAAGCAAAAATGAACTTTGGTCGCAGTTCAAGTGCCCAGTTTATCGCGTTGACCACCACTACTCACACACTTTGAGTTGTTGGCCACTTGTTGATCTTGATACTGTATCAACCCATTTTGTTCTTGACGGTTTGGGTGATCATGGTCGCATTTCTGGTATTTTTAAGAATGACCAACTCGTTGAGTATGTAGACCGTAGCGAAAACATGGGGCTGTCAGTCACCATGGAACAGGTTGGACAAAAGATCGGCATTGAAGGAATTGTTCTTGATATTGCTGGCAAACTGATGGCACTCAAGTCATTCCACAATGTCCCCGATGATTTGACCAACCATTTGATGAAGTTTGTTGAGCCACTGCGTTACCGCCACCTCAATCAGTTCATTCAAATTGCAATGCAAGCCAACCAAATGTTGGTTCCAGTTCCCGACGAAAGACAGCAGTTGATTAATCTATCACACTGGATGCATGTGTTTGGTGAGCGCAAGATGCCTGACTACTTCTCACTGTATGCAAATCCAGATGATGTGATTACATACTCGGGCGGTACTGCTCAAAACACCGTGGTGAACACCTCGCTACGTAAACGTTTCAAGAATATGCATATCCCGCCTCACTGTCCAGATGACGGTTTGAGTTTGGGTTGTGTTGAGTTCTTGCGTAAACTTTTCTGCCAGCCGAAGTTTGACAATAGCAACTTCCCATATTGGCAAAGTGATCAAGCACCTGATAGCACGCCATCAGCATCCACTATAGAAAAGACCGCGGAATTTCTTGCTCAGGGTAAAATAGTAGCGTGGTACCAAGGCAATGGTGAAATTGGACCAAGAGCGTTGGGCAATCGTTCTATTTTGATGAACCCAAATGTTGAAAACGGTAAGGACATTTTGAATGAGCGTGTTAAAAAGCGTGAACCATACCGTCCATTTGGTGCATCTATTTTGAATGAATACACCAGCCAATATTTTGACTGCGACTATGAAAGTCCATATATGCTTTATGTAATTGATGCTCTTGATAAGACTCAATTCAAACCTATTTTGCACGTTGATGGTACTTGCCGAATTCAAACAGTGAATGAGCAGCCACAATATGCAATTTACCGAGACTTGATCGAAAGTTTCCGACGCAAAACTGGTATTCCAATGGTGCTAAACACTTCACTCAATGTGAATGGCGCACCTATTGCTGGATACGTGGATGACGCAAAGAAACTATTTGATACAAGTGATCTTGACGTTCTGGTTGTTGGCGACGAGATCATGACGAAGTAATATAAATAACCATGCCCACAAGGCATATACTACGATATACAAAGTAATACAACGATATACAAGGAGATACATATGTCATTTGCTGACCTAAAGCGTTCAAGCGCAAGCAGTTTCGATAAACTCACCAAAGAGTTGGAGAAACTAAACAAAAACACATTCGATAATTCTAAAGAAGAAGAAAAGTATTGGAAGCCAATGGTTGATAAGGCAGGTAATGGTTTTGCCCTCATCCGTTTTCTTCCAGCCCCAGGCAATGAGGACATTCCTTTTGTCCGCATTTGGGATCACGGTTTCCAAGGACCAAGCGGTCTTTGGTATATCGAGAAGTCACTCACGACTTTGAACAAGGAAGACCCTGTTGGTGAGTACAACAGCAAACTTTGGAACAGCGGTATTGAGTCCGATAAGGAACTCGCACGTAAGCAAAAGCGTCGCCTAACTTATGTTTCAAATATTATGGTGCTGAAGGACTCATCCAACCCTGCCAATGAGGGTAAAGTATTTCTCTTTAGATATGGTAAAAAGATTTTCGATAAGATTAACGATATGATGTATCCTCAGTTTGAGGATGAAAAGCCAGTTAATCCTTTCGATCTTTGGAAGGGTGCTAACTTCAAGTTGAAAATTCGTAATGTTGAGGGATACCGCAACTACGATAAGTCCGAATTCGATTCCCCCGCACCACTATTCGATGAGGACGATAAACTTGAGGAAGTTTGGAACAAGGAGTATTCCCTCAAGGAACTCGTTGACCCGAAGCACTTCAAGTCCTATGCGGAACTCAAGGCACGTTTGGATATGGTTTTGGGTCTTGATGGCTCAGCACCACGTCCTAACACTCGCGCCGAACTCGCTACGGAGGATGCTACTGAAGCACCTACATTCAAGGCGAAGGAGGCTCCAGTCACTGCCACAAGCAGTGATGATGACGAGGATCTTGAGTTCTTCAAGAAACTTGCTAGCGAGGATTAATTCGCGGCTGAAGATTGATTGGGTTGGGAGGGGTGGTGAAAGCCACCCCTCTTTTTTTATGCTTGCAATGGTGAAAAGTATTGAATCCAAGTCATCAACGTTCTATCAGAACTTACACTGCTTGGGTCGCCAGGACCACCAGAAGTCACCGTCGTTGAACTTGGCGGTGGTGCGTTTTGAGCGACTACAACTGGTGCAGGTGTTGTTGGCGTTGTTGCCACTCCGCTTTCTCTGGCGGCTCTATCAACTGCTGCTTCTGAAATTTTTGCTGCTGACCCTGAAGTTTGTTGAGCAACCATTTGTCCAGAAGTAGGGGCTTGATTGTTATAAAAATATTGAATTGCCTGTTGACCGCCCTCTTGAAGCACCATCGCCCTCATAACATCAGGTATTTTATCAGAAGGAACTTTTGCATTTGGAGCAATTCCAGTTTTTTCTGAAACGTTTTTCACATATTCAGAAGTTGGATTTTCGCTTGGCGGGGCATATTTTTTAATGAAATTTTCTAATGTCAAACCTCTTTCTTGAGTGTCCTTTGCGACTTGACGCCTCATTGCCTCCATTCCAGCTTCTCGAGTTGGGAATATAGCAAAACCGTTTTTGTCTTTTCCTATTGCCCCTCTTTGATTAGCAAATCTCAAATTACCAGGATTATTGTTTCTGACAGACAAAACGCCTGTAGATGGTCTATCGTTTGTCATTCCATTTTGATTTGTCATTCCATTTTGAGGTGTTGCTCTTGGTTCGGTTTCTTCATCATCACCAAAACCAAAATCAAACCCATCCACCATGTCGGAAATCTTTTTGATAATCAATGGTGCAGTTAAAAGTAATGTTTTCATTAACATACTGGAAAAGAAAGACAAAATACCACCACCAGCACTTTTCATCCTTGATACTATTGATGATGTAGGTCTGCCCCCCTCTATATCGGAACCCTCTAAACTTTTTTCTCTTGCTGCTTGATTTGTTTGTGTAAATGATGCTCTTTGTACGTCAAGTTGGTTTTTTAAAGTGGCATCAATTCCAGCAAGATATTTAATTGCAATTGAAAGAAGTTTGGCTGTAGTTTCTCCTTCTTTACCACTTTTATAACTTGGCAGCGATGGAATGTTTGCATTTCTTAAACTTGGTAATGCAGCACCTAATGCTTCACCACCCCCAGCACCAAGTACACCACGTTCCGAAAACGCACCACCATTTTGCGCACCACCATTTTGCTCTGGTTGTAAAAATTCCCCGCCCTCTTCACCAAATTTGGAGCCAAATTTATTAAGACCAAGAAATAATGCAGCAGCAGTAGGAATTCTTTTCGCCACGCCTTTGCCGCCACGTTTTATCAGTTCTGCCCCTTTTTTCAGAGTGTCTTTCAAAAATGGGAAAACTCTACCCATACCAAATCTGCTGAGTGATAATCCCGAAACAATTGGCGTTACTGATCTCGCTAACATTGCTCCTCTTCCGAGGGTTCCTAATATTCCTGCTAGTGGTAATGGCATTTATTTTTGCTCTCTTTTTTCTTTTTCTTTTTCCAAAAAGTCTATTAACATTTGTACATACAAGTCTCTTTCAAACGGTATCAAATTTTCAATATCACTTATCGAGTATTTATGATGCTGAGCCAATGAGAAAATTATGTTATAATAATTTGCTAAACTGGTATGACTCAGCCCAATGTAAAAAAATCATTTAGTGTACTCAACGTTACTTTTTTCTCTTTTCCTAAAGAGTTAGTATAAGTTATGACATGTTCAAGTTTTGGCATATTCTCCATAAACTCTCTGATTTTGTCAAAGGTTTTCACATCCAAATTGTCAATGAACTCTTGCAACTCTTCATCTGTTTGTTCTGATGCAGGGTAAACATCATTTTCATCGTAAATTTCATCGATACATTTAATGATGAAGAAGTTTAAAAACTCCATTTCATCTTTAAAATCTTTAATTTGGTCCACGATGCTCAAGTTCGGGTATTTCATAACGATGCCAGACTTCTTATTGATCTTAATATTTTTTTCAGATTTTTTCGGCATCGTAACTTCAACATCATCCAAATTTATAGAAAATTTGTATTCCTTTTCATCTTCTGCATCTTTGTATAAAATTTCGACAACGTTGTTCACTGATCTTGCTCGAAGTTTCAGAAACAAATACTCAAGATCAAATGTTGCCAGTTTGTCGATGTCTAATTTATCATCTAAACAACAGTTGTTGACAACTTGTTTGATAGCCTTGATAATATCTTTATCATCATTGCTTTGTTGAGCCATTAAAAGAATTTTTTCTTCTTTGACTAAAAATGGTCTAAACAAAACAGTTTTGTTAATGGATGGTATAATCACTTCAAATGTAGGTGATTGTATTTTCGGTAAAGCCATGATCAACTCCTCATTTCATTAAAATGAATTTAAAATCTTATTTGTAATCTTTTCTTGGGCTGAATAAATTTTTCCATTGACAAGGTTTTTAATCTTATCAACAATACCTTTGCCCGCTTTGAAATCTGGACCACTGTCAGCAGATGCGAGTATTTTACCACCACCAGTTCCTATCGACTTGAAATCAATTGCCATATCAGTGTACATAAATGTTACGCTGTATCTAATAACATCATCTGTTGCACCCCACGACATTGAAATATCTGTTGTTGTCAATGGGTAAGCGTCTCTCAATTTAACAACAAATGACTGTTGAAATTTTTCATCATATACGAAAATCGTCAACTGTGGGCTAATATAATCGTCTTTATATCGCAAAAAGTATGGTTTTGAAACAGCGTCTGGAGAGCCATTGAATCCCCCCACAAAAACGTCATGGTTCATGATACCATTATTCCACAGGTGAAAAAAGCGAATTACTTCAGCAGCCCTATCAACAACAAATGTTGCGGTGATCGGGTTAAACTGTGGCAAATATGGGCGACGTTCAATTGGACCATAACCATAGCGTCTAATATTGTCAGATGTAAAAAAGTTTACACCAGGAACAACGACAGATTCACAACGCATTATTAGATTTCTTAAATCTGGATTTTGGATTGGACCACTAAACGTTTCATCACCAAAAACAGTTAAAAATTGTTCATTATCAGAAAACATTTTTGGCGGTTGCATAACCATTGTAAAACTGTGGCTACGCAAAACTCCATTTGTGTTGAGTTCTGATCTAAATTCATTAATGTTAAATGGTCTTGCGCGGGAAACAACAGTAACGGTTTCCAATTCTTGTTCAGCATTTAATTGCTCTGCAGCAGGACGATTTCTTAATGTCTCTGTGGCTGCATAACTGGTTGGACCACCAAGCGTGTTTTTATTTTTTTGATCTAACCCAGCCTGTTGGTTGGCAACTGCAATTGCTTCTTCTAAAGACTCAGCCATTATATGCCTCCCAGCATGCGTTTAGAGTCTGCCCAGACTTGTGACTTGGTCTTTTTGGCAAATCTTTCTGTTGGTAA